ATAAGTTAATAAGCCTCTCATACCTCTTAAAAGGTTTTTAACATTATCTATAATTTTATTTGAAGTATCTAAAACGACATTTGTATCTATAAGATTAATTTGTGATGCACCTGAATAGGGTGTTATCTGTGTGGCACATACAGTGGATGCAGTATAGAAACTAGGTATATCTATATTTGCAATCGGAATACCCTTACCAAATCTTGTATCTGTTAAATAGTTAAGAAGAATAAAAGCAGGATTGGTTGAATATTGATTTGCAGTTTCATTACTACTTCCATCATAAGTAGATATTAATTTACCTTGAACTTTGGCTTGTATGTTTGGAATACCTGTATATTTATCTGCATCCCATTCTATTCTAAATGCAATATAAGATACTCCAGATAATTTATGATTACTTCCCCAATTCGTTAGTGTTGATAATAAACTAGATGCTGATTGTCCATCTGCACCAAAAAAAGGTTGAATAGTTATAGTAGTTCCAAAGCGACTATCATTAGAAGTAATCTGTGTACCATCTGCGATAGAGCCATCAAAAGTCACTGCATCATCATTAACTTTTATTTGAGTTATATTATTTATTTTACCTTCACATAATACGATAGCACCATACAGATATTGATTGTCATTTTCTCCACTCGTTTCTAAAAAAATACGAACACCCCCAACTAATCTTTCACCATAAATTACAGGGATATGAGCATTATTAGATTGTTTGTTAAGAAGAACTCCTCTTGCATTTTGATCAGCTAAATCACTGTCAAAATCTGGTACTGATGGAATGTCTATAAACCAAGAAATTACATTTGTAAATATTTGACCTATACCTTTAAAGATATTATTTATTGCTTTTCCTATATCACTAAAAATATTACCCATTATTTTCTACCCCAAAGAATATCTTGCACTGTTAGTCCTGCAAATTCAAAACCAACATCTGTATTAAAAAATCTTTGTTGGCTTCCGTTGTTGGTTTTTCTTCCTGCGGTTCTACTAAAATCTGCAAAGTGTGAAGTACAATTTAAAATTAATATACCTTTTTCAGTGTCTATTCTAAAACTATCAATAAAACCTATTTCATAGGTAAATGTATCTATTAAAGCATCTGTGCTATCTAAGAAGCCCATATCTACAGTCACTTGGTCATTGTTTACTACATTATTTAAAACAATAGAAACAAAGGCACTATCAACTGCTGATAATTCTATTTGAAAACTAGATACATCAATAGATGAATTTTCACCTTTACCGCTTACACCTAGCAAATGAGAACTTGCAGTATAGGTATTAGAATTATGAGTTAAGTTTTTATAATGGTTTGTTATTCTCTGAGGTGTAGGAAAGTTTAACTCTACCAAAGCAATCGGTTTAATATTTTGATTGCCTAACTCTGTGGTTATAGCACTAGATAAACCTCTAGTCATTACAGAGCCTCTATAAAATCAACTTCGTATCTATAAAAATTGTCTAGTGCAACATTAAATTGTTGAACATCATTTATTAATCTTACTGTAAATTGAACATTGTCATAAGTCACACTAGAGTCATTAGCTAAAGCTTCTCTTAATGGTGGCTCAATAGTCAAAGTTGCTTCATTTGATCCATCAGCAGTGACATCAGCCACAACCATATATACCTTCCCATGCGAGAACTTAATAAGATCGCCAGCCAATAAATTACCAGTCATCCCATCGACAGTGATTGTTGTGTCTCCAGCAGTATGAGAACCATTCACTAAAACAGTACCAGAGACAGTGCCTTTAGCATTTTTTAAATCTGGCAGTGCTATTTGAAATGTTTCTTTTTGTGATCGTTGTTTCATAATAAAGGCTAGTACAGGTGCAAAATCTGTTCTGCTCATTGGTGGATAACTAGCTGAAAATTTAAATCGTTGTCCATCAACTTGAACGCTAAACATTTTTCCAGAGTCAGTAGTAGATGTAATAGTTTTTTGCTCACTACTAAAATTCATTGATCTAAATTCTGGAGTTGTTGGATATGTACCACTCATTAAACTAAAGCCTCTCTACCTTGTGTATTTAGTGCATCGTTAATAACATTAATAATCGTTGATCGTCTTTTAATCAAGAGATCATCAAAACCTTCTGTATCATTAGCCATAATTGTTATATTCACATTATTTGTAGTGCCTAATTTATCATTAGGAATAATTGTTCCATCTTGATCAGGTACAAATAATTCAGCACCTCGTTCTCCTACCATGTAAGCCTTACCATAACCAGTAGCTCCACCCATTGGTCTTGAACCTTGAACATAACCACCACTAGCACGACCACCTGATGAACCTTCTACATTACCACCTGATGAACGACCACCACCAAAAGCCATCAAAATTAATCGTAATAGTATTTGTTGTTTAAGCTGTTCGTTTACTTTTTTTTCTTCGTCAGCCATGCTTCTAATCTTTTTTAATAAAGGATCAAAAACAAATACCTGCAATCCAATTTGAATTAATCCTTGAATTAATTGCATCACAACATTTCTGGCTAATTCTCTCATTCCATCTTTTAAACTCTTAACGCCAAAAATTGCATCTGTGAATGTCTTAGCAAACATCCCACTTAATTGTTCTGTAGTAGCAATTAAAACATCAAATGCTCCAACTTTTAAATCGGATATTTTTATTTTAAATTGTTCTAGAGTTGATAATTGAAATGTTTCTCGAAACTGATCATGTAATTCTTCTAATGAACCATTTAAGGTATTTACATTTTGATCAGTGACAATAATTGAGTCTGATATTTTAATAACATCATTTTCACCAATTTCAGATAATTGTTTTAATGCTTGACCACCAGTAATAACCTTTTGCTCTACTTGATCTAAAATTAATAAACTTTTTTCAAAAGGCGATCCTATTGTATGACCAGCTTGTTTTAATTCCTCAATAAATTCTTCTAATCTTATGACATCTTCTTCAAACTTAGCTGGAAGTAATGTTTGTCCGTCTCTTTCAACAAAACCACCTTCATCTTTAGCTTTTTGTAATAATGCTTTTTGTATTTCTAATTCGTTTGTTAAATCTTCTAAATTTTGAATATCATTTGTAAAAAAGAAAAACGGATTTCTTTCAAACAATTTTATTTTTAAAAGTGTATTTTCAAAACCTGCAACTAATTCACCTAATGCTTTTAAACTAGATTTTACACCTCTAACAATAGCAAGTGATATTGATCTAGAAACCTCTGTAATCCTTGATCCACCATCATCTGTAGCAGATAAAGACTGATTAAAATCATCAATTAAAGAAGTTAAAGCTGGTGATAGATTAGCAACAACTTGATTTGTAATATTAGCAAAAGAAGTTTTAAGTCTTACTATAGAGTCATTTAAATCCTCAACTTGTTTTACTTGTTCTTCATTTAAAGCACCAAATTGTTCTGATTGTCTTTGAAATTCTGCAATAGCTTCAGAACCACCTTTTAAAACATTGATGAGTTCAGCACCACGACCACCGAATATTTCAATAGCAAATTTAAGTTTATCTGTGCTATTAGTGACTAAATTTAAACGATCAGCAACTAATCCTAAAATGGCAAATTGATCACCACTGAGTTTATTAGCCTCTTCAACAGATATACCTAATGCTTCAAATGTTTTCTTAGCCTCTCCAGTGCCATCCATGAAGTCACCAAAGTTATCGACTAATCGTCTTACACCTTTAGAAAAGGTTTCTAATTCTACTCCACCAATTTGGGAAGCTAGTTTAAATGTTTGGAGTTCTTTAACAGAGAAACCTAAGACACTAGAAAGTTTTCCTATGCGGTCTGTTGCCTCTAAGGATCGTTTAATTAATAACCCTAATCCAGCAACACCAACAGCACCTGCAATAGCTGTTTTAAAATTTAATAAAGCACCTGATACTTTTTTCAGTCCACCTAAAACAGACTTAAAAGCATTTTTTGTTCTATCAACTGCTGTTATATTAAATTTTACATCTTTAGCCATTATTTGCGTTTACTTTTTATGTCTAAGTATTCTCCCCAAGCTATGTACTCATAAAAATCCATTTGTTCGATTTCATAAGCAGTTTTGTGTAAATGTTCAGCAAGTACGAATAAATTAAAATAATCTACATTATTTAAGAGTTTTTTTTTACCTCACCAGCACTTACAGATGATAAATAATATTGAGCAATTTCATTCCCAATTCTTTGTACAAAAGCAATAGAAGTTTCTCCCATTAAAAAAGTTCGATCATTAGGTAGAAAAACAGAACTTCCATCTTCTCTCTTTAACTTCATGACACATTCTACTAAGCCTTCAAACTCTTTCTTATCGTTGAACAGACCTAATATTTTTTGTGCGTCTTTAACAGTTAAAGGATCAACAGCATAAATCTGATCTCCTATCTCTGGAATTTTTAACTCTAGTTTTTGTTGTCCTTTATAGGACTCTTTCAGCTTATCTATCTCTCGCATTTACCTATACTGCACTCTTAGTCACTGCACCATTTACTGTAAAATTATAAGTTCTACTTTCAATGGAGTCCATTTCAACACTGATATCTTGTGAACTAATTAAGGCTGTACATGAATAGTAATCAGTACCACTAGTAGAACTAGTATTAGTAAACAAATCTAATGCTACTGTTGTTCCATTTATTACTGCATCTCTTAGTGTGCCTTGAGCAGAGTCGTCATCATCAAAGTGTACTTCAATCGTTCCAGAAGCTGATGATTTACCATAAACAAAAGTTTTTGCGTCATCTCCCATAGATGTATTTTCGATTGTATCTCTACTTATTGTCAGAGACCAAGATTTTACCTCTCCTACCGCAGTAGAAGAAATCTTAATTTCTCCATTGTTGCCATATATAGTTGCCATTTTTATATTCCTTTCTTATGAATGACTTTCACTATCCGTTTTAGCAGTTCTATAACGAATAGTAAATTGAAGTCTTACTGTACCCATTTGTATATCACCTTCTGTCGATAAGTCCATTTCTGTTGATGACAAAAAAGTATCGTAAGCTGTATTGCCTCTGGTGACATCAGTTCCTAAAGCATTCTCAACTTCTTTAGATATTGTGTCTAAGGCATCTTCTATTGTAGAAGAATTTTTTGCATATCCATCAATAGCCAAAGTTAGGTCTCGTTGAATAGATAAAAAATCGACTTCCTCGCTTGACTCTGAAATGGTGTAAACATTCAGACAGGGTAGATTGCTCTCTAAATTAGGAAGTATTCTCGTATTAAAAACTCTTGATCCTGTAGTTGTCAATCCAGTTAAAGTAGTAATCACATTATCTCTAATCGTTTTTCTTTGATGTGCCATTAGCTAGCTACCCTTAAAAAGACTTCACTAAATCCTGTTCCATCTTGTTGGATAATTTGAATGTAGTAAGTTGTGGAATTAATAACAACAGTATCTCCCTCTGTTAAAGAAGAGACATCAGTTGTCTTACATATAAATTTTGGTTGTGTAGATTGTACCCCAGCTTCTCCAATATCTACGTCTATATACTCATTATCAAAAATCACAGTAATGTCCGAGGCACTTCCACCACTAGGTGTGACTGTGGCTGTGATACCAAAGTCTGCTAATAATAATGTTCTATCTTCTACTTTTTCTACTGCCATGATAATTCTTTTATACTTAAAATATTTTTAGTTGCAATCTCTTGTAATGATCCTTCACAACCATCTTCGTATTTGCCATCTATGGAACACCAAGCAGAATACAAGATGACTTTGTCTTTTGATTTATGATAAAGCCAACCGACTGAATGAGCAGTTGGCATCGGTTTATTTATTCTTGACTTAGCTTCTATCCAAGAGGAGTCAGCGTAGCCAGAGTCAATCCAAGATACTACTACTGGTGGATTCATCCTTAACTTCTAATTTTTTTTTAGGTTTAGATGCTTTTAGTCCAACAGATTTATTTTGTCCATCAGAAGGAATAGCTTTACCCATCCTAATTAGCTGGCTACCATTCTGATCAGTGGTATCAACTATATCATCTTTGGAATATGATTTACCATCTAAGCAAACATTTCTAATTAATTTAATTTTCATTTTTTAACCTTCCTTGTAAACCAGCACCCCCAATGGGATGCTGGATATTATTTATTTATTATTATGCAGTCTCGTCAATGTCTAGAATTGCTGAGAAAGACTCAGGATGTCTAACTGCAATATCTACACCTTGGAAGAATACTAATCTTACTGTTCCTGCTGAAGCACCAGTAAACTGATCAACAAGGATATCAAGACCTGAGTAAAAACCCACTAATAAATCTTGGAAGTTTCCAAAGATCATCGCATGAGCTGTGCTACTTAATGATCCTTTTGTAAGGTCTTTAGGTAATTGAGATGTTTGGAATACTGGATATCCGTTAAGACTATCAGCACTGTCCATAATCATCATTGAGTCAGTTGATGCTACCTTTGGTGTTTTTCTCATTTGATAAACAACTTCAGGAGTCACAGCATAACCCAGACTACCTTTAAGTGCGTTATCTGTTGCAACTTCTTTGATAAGATCAATAGTTGCATCATAAGTAATCGCACCACCATTAGTACCAATAGCAACAGAACCAATGCCTGATGTTTGTGTAATACCAGTTGGCTCATTAGATGCTCCACCTTCAAATGCTACATCATCAATTTTAAGAGCAATTTGCTGTGTCATATCGTTTCTTACAATCTGCTCGATTGATGGATTTGCATTGTTCATTAACTGTCTTGAGATATCTACAAAACCACCAAGGTCTCTTTGAGTCATTGTGACCTGATCAAATGCTTGGTTAGTTTCTGATACTGCTGAATTTTCAGCAACAAATCCTACAGTGCCTTTAGTTGTTAAACGAGGTATTTTAATATCCCCTTTTAATCCTCTAAATACTGTAGCACCTGCTCTAAGAACAGAAGCCTGTTCTCTAAGTGCATCAATATATAAATCGCCTCTGTGTGTATCTGGGGTAATGTGTCCACCAGCAGTTGCAGTTCCTTGAGTTAAGTCTCTTGCAAAGATTTCTGTTGGAACATACATACCTTGAGGTGCTTTACCTGTACGTTTTGCGATTTCATCTGAACACTCTCTTTCAAAAGTTGCGTTATCCCAACGACCAGATAATTGACCATTGATCATTTTGAATAAAGAATATTCTTGTTTTTCTCTCTTAGATAAACCTAATTCATTACTTGATGATAATGGCTTATCTTTTATTTGGTTTAATAAAACCCCTTTAAATTCTTCTACTGAAGTTTCAGATTTGATGTGATCATTTGCTAAGTCTTTGCAGTTATGCTCAGAGCCTAAAGCTAAAATCTCATCAACTCTTTTTCTTTCAGCTTTCAGAATATCATTAGGATTTACTGTTTTTTCTTCGGACATGTTGTTTTTCCCTTCTATTCTATTGTTTGTAGTAATTGAAGCAGATCGCCCAACACCAACGGAAGTATCTGCTGGTATTGAAACTATGCTAGCTTCTAATGGCTTGAACGCAACTCTGAAAGTCCGTTTGGAAGATCCCTCTTCCTCGCTTCCCTTCTCGACTGCCTTCATATCAAAGACTTCATAACCCACAGAAATGTTTCTGCGTATTCCATCTTTTACATCATTAAAAACTTCTTCAGCCAGTGGTGATTTTCCAAATCTTACTGTGGCTCTTCCTACCTTGTCAGAGTCTATTGAAGCGTTTTCAACAATTCCTATTTGCTTCGTTGCATCATGGTCTAATAACAATGGTGCATTTCCTGAAGCCATAAATTCTAAATTAGCTCTATCATGATCTAAAATTTCAATTCCGAAATCTCTTTCATAAGGCTGTTCAGAGGAGAATGCTATTCTTACAGTTCTATTTTTTTCATCAATCATTTCACTTTCTTCTGATTTTAATGAAAAATGTCTATACACTACATTATTTGAAAAGGCTTTATCTTGTTTATCTTCTTCCTCTTCTTCTTCTTCTTCGTGTGCATCTCTTTCTTCCTCATCGGTCATTTCCTTCTTTTCATCTTCATGACCATCTTTTTCCTCATCTTCGTGCATATCTTTTTCTTCATCATAATGAGCATCTTTTTCTTCTTCTTCTAAATGATCCATCTTATCCTCGTCTTTTTCACGACTTTGGAGACCACTTTCATAATCATCTGATTTACCATATTTAATTGTGACACTATCTTCATCCTCTGAAACAGCGATGATGTGTCTTTTTTCTATATCAACCATTTTCTTTTCCTCATCTTTTTTTGGTTTCATTGGATGATTCTCTGGTAATAAATCGGTGTCATGTTTACCACCTTGAAATCTTCCTGTTCGTAATGCAAAAAGAAAGGAATTAACTCTAGCATATCCCCACTGTTCTGGTGATGAGACACTCGGTCTAACACTTTGTGGATTAGTTTTATATGCACCAATTCCTCTTTCCATTACCTTTGTCAATTCAGCTAAAGTTGTTCTGGCATTCCATTTAACTTTACTATCCTTGACTTCTTCGTTGTGATCTTTGACCTTTTTTTCTAAGGCTTTTTTCACACTCGCAGAAACTTGTTTTATATCTATATTCTTCTTACCTTCTTGCTTCTTTGTCAATTCTAAAATAGCATCTTTCATTCTTTGTTCACCAAGAGTACCAATAACACCCCATTTAATTTGTGCGACAACTCCAGCAACATTTGACATATTCGGCTGTAATGTTGGATCATCTTTAAATTGTTTTCCATCTCTAAAGTGTCGAGATGCCCAAGCCTCTCTCTCTTTTATCCATTTCGTGACACCTTCAGTTTCTTGACCATTTCTTGCTTTAGTCCAAAATTCATAGGCTTCATTACCACGAATATTTCCACCAGCTCTCCAAATCTTGGGAGTATTATCTTTCATCGCTTTAGCAAACTTATAATCGAATTGTGGAAAATTAGAGTTTCTTAAAGATATTTTTTTATCATCACCTTTTTCTGGAAAGTTAGTTGTCATCACTATCCTCTGGTGTTTGAACATTATCATTATCTTTTAAAGCCATACCAAAAGGCTCAAACATATAATCTAAACCAAACTTCTCTGCTAATTTTTTATCGGCTTGAATTTGTTCAAATAAAGTTTCTGTATCTTTTCCATAATTACTAGCAATATCAGAAACAGATACAATTCCATTTTTTAATCCTTGGATGTTAGCTTGAATTTCTTTTAAAGGATCAATCCAAGGGAAACCTTTAGGCTGAAAATTTGGTGAATTAAATTTATCATATTTAGCCATTGGTAAATTCATCTCTGTAGAAGTCATCGCCATCTTGAGCCACTCTCCATAAATAGGCTTACAAAAATGATCAACAATAAATTTTTGCATAGTCTTAAAATATTCTCTTTGTTCTAATTCACCCTGTCTTATTGAAGAGTAATTTACTTGTGTTAAATCATTTGCCAAACTGTGATAAGAAATATTTAAACCAGATGATATTTGTCTTAAAATAGATTTGACAAAAGTATCAAATGCACTGGTCGGATGTTCAGGTGAAAATGTTTTAATGTCATGACCTGCTGGTAGTTGTTGAAATGTACCTGCTTCTATTTTCATTTGTTGTGTGTATTCATTTTCAGGTGCTACATCTCCAATATATTCATCTCCACTCGGTGAAGTAATGAAACCCATTTGAGAAGCATGAATACGAGAAGCAACTAATTCCGCTTCCAGATACCCATGAAGCATTTTAAAATTTTTAATTGTTGGTGACATCGGTGGAACACCTCTTGTTTGATTAGGTCTTTCCATAAAATAAATATGTAAAATATTATCTGCTGGAACTCTGATTGTTTCTTTAGATTTTGGTGTACCTATAAAATAATCATAAGGATTGTATTCAAACAAATGATACGCAACAGGCTTATCAGTATCTTTTTCTAATTCAACACCCATACGAATAGTATTTCCGTTTTGTAAAACTTCGTTTTTTTCTTCGTCTAATAAATCAATATCTAAAAATTTCATGGCGAATAAATATCTATTCGATTTATCTTTAACCATCTGGACTAAAACTTCACCATCAATAAATAAACTTTGAACAACCATTTTTAATGAATCATGAAATGACATTTTCTGATCAGTCGTACAATTTCCAAACTTACTCCATTCCTTCCAGCGACTTTCAATAACACTATTAGCAATAAAATCTAATTCATTGTTTCCGTCTTTTGCTCTGTTCTGTAAAGTCATTCCTTGATTACCAATAATGTTTGTCACCATTAAATTGACAAATCTTTTTGCATATTCATTATTGCGATGAAGTTCTCTTGTTCTATCTCTTAACTGTCTAAGAGAATATCTAATTTCATCATCTGCTGATCTTGATTGTTGTATAAAGTCAGATAAAAATCTTGTTGTGTTCGCACCTTCATAACTTCTTTTGAGTTTTTTCTTTTTACCAAATTTAAAAAAATCTTTTATTGCCATTAAAACACTACCTTAACATTATTACCTGTAGAATATCTACCACCTTTGAGTCTTTGTTTTTTTGTTTGTTGCACAACTTCTCTTCTATAATAATTTCTTAGTTGTGTTATTTCTTCAAATCCAAATTTAGTTAAACTTCTTCCACCAATACTGTAAGAACTAACATCTCCGTTTGATGCTTTTGTTTCTAAAAAGGACTCAATATAAGTAAGCATTTTTTGTGCATGACTTCTAACATCAGAAGTTGAAGAGTCATAATCGTCCACAATAGTCCAATGACCTGAGTCGATTGTAATTCTCTCACTATCAGAATTTCTAATGATATAGGCTTGCCAGTCATATTCACCAATATCATATCCGACAGTAGTGGAACTTGCGACAGATACTAGATAATCATTACCAGAGGCACTTGCAGTAATATCAATATCATGGTGATTAGCATGATAAACAGTAGCAGTATATTTCAGGGTATATTGATCATTAGGATAATCTTTATGTAAATCAGTCCTTTTCCACTGGAGAATGTCTCCAGCTCTTATTTCTGTTGGTTCTCTTTCTTGTATGTTTGCAGTATCGAATAAATTAGCCATTCCCTATTTCCATGAGTTCACAAAGTTATTTTTTATCATAAGTTTTTTTTGAGTCACCTTATTTTCTTCTTGACTATCTATTCTATCTTTAACCTTATTTAGGTCTGCATTCAAGCCAATAAATGAGGCATAGCCATAAACTAGACAATCTAATGCTTCGTTTCTTGTTCTTGTCTTAACATATTCTCTAGTTGGTATTCCTTTGACATATTTTGTTTTTACTCTTTCTGCTTTTAATTGGAGAAAATATTCGTCATCAAGATTTTTAGGAAAATGAATATATCCAGCACCTTCTTGATCTATCTTCAATCTAGCGAATAAAACATCTTTTGCACTGCTTACACCAATCATAAATAATGGAGTTCTCATAGAATTGTTTTGCGATGCTCTTTTAGGAAATATTGCTCTTGATCCAGCCATACCTTTGATCGCTAATATTCTTCTTCTAAATCTAGAACGACAGAACGTTAATACTTGGTTTGTAAAGTGTCCACCACTATCTACACAAGCTGTTGCAAGATGTAATTTTTTTCCGTCCTCTCTTCTAAATGATTTACTCAACTCTTGATCTAATTTATCCCATAATTGATTTGTTGAAGGATCACCATGAATAATGCGATGATCAATAATCCAAATCTCTTCATCAAATCCAATACCTAAGAATGTGACTTCTAATCGAGTATCTTGAACATCGACTCCAGCACAAACAACTAAAACTCCTTCTGGAACATTTTCATAAGTGTAGGCTTCTACTCTTTCATGTAGAGGTACATCAACACCTTCTCCCTTATCTTCAAACGACTCACCAAGAGCAGTATTGATCCAAACCTTTAATGTTTCAGGAAATTTTTTAGCTTCTAAAAAGTTTCTAACTGTATCTGATAATCTAGTCCAACTAGAATATAATTCAGATAGATGAAATGATGCAACACCAGTAAAATCTTTAGTGGCTTGCCAATGACCTTTTTTAATTGCTTGCCATCTCATGGAGTCATTCCAGTGAGCTTGACAGTGTTCACATAAATAATAAGTTGCTTCTAAATTTTCTTTATCAAAGATAACATTTTGCCATTTTAAAACTTGTGTCTCTTCACATTCAGGACAGGGTACTTCAAATTTTCTTTGATCACCTAATTCATATTCTGCTTCTATTCTTGAGATGCCTTTAATTGTCGGAGTCGAACAAATAAATATTTTTCTATCCCAAAAGGTTGTTGTTCTTTTAATGGCAAGATTGAGAGGATCACCCTCACCACCTGCGGATAATTCAAAACGATCTAATTCATCAACAAGTAAAATTTTAATTGGTCGTGAT